GTCCTCATGGTTTCGTAGGTTTGGATGCAGGCGTTGAGCTTGCGGATGGCGGTGTCTCCTTCTGCGGCGATCCTGACAAGATCATCAGCAGTCTGTCTGTCAAGTTCGGCTGATGCTGTTCCGCTGTGATCTCCGCTGGCAGTGGCGGTATCACCGGCGGCTGATACGGCGCACTCGGGGGCTTTGACAGGAATGAACAGCCTGCGCTCGCCACTAGCAATATCAGCACGCAACTTGTCTTCTTTAACCTTTGCAGCATTGTTCGCCTTTCGTAATGTCTGACCATAAGTCTGCGCCACTTGCGCCATCGCCTGCTCAGTCTCCCTCGCCTTGGCGTTTAGCGCAGCGATCTCAACTTGCTGGCGCGTATGCTCATCATGCTTGCCCTTGTAGTATCCGCTACCAGCAGCAGACAGCACCGCCATGACGATGCCGAGGATCACCCAAGGGTTAAACAGACTCATGGCTTTGGCGGTTCGTCGTTGTCGATTGACTCAGCCTTGGCGGTAGCAGTTGCTACGGCAGCAGACACGGCCTTACGGCCAGCTACACCGCCAAGCACACCAGTGCAAAGCAACATGATGTCGTTGATCATCTTCGTGTATATCTTGTCTATCGGGGCCATAGTTGACATTGGTTGGGTCACCCACGTTACGCTGTAAATGAATGAAAAGCATGATCCAAGCAAGATGATTGAGATGGTGAAGATCACCCACGCCCAGACGCGAACTTCAATCTCGTCAGGCGTCAATCTAGGTTTGACAGGTTTGTATCCAACAGTTGTCATTTCTTTTCCTTTTCTGGAGTTACAAGTTGATCAGGACAAGTGGCAGTGGCGCTGCAAATTGGTGGCTTGCATTCTGACTTTTCCCAATTCTGTGGGTCCTGACAGGGATATCTAAAACGATCCTCGCAGCCAGTCAAAGCCACCAGCAAGACCGACAGAATCCAAATCTTATACACATTCATTTTTCTTTGTCCTTTCGCTGTTGCTGCTCAATCTGCCGTCTGATCTTCTCTACCTTTTCCAACTGGACCTTGGTGTCGTGCTTGGCCTCCAAGATGTCTATATAGAGCATACCAAGCATGGGCAACAACAATGCGACAAGAACAACCGCTGCTATCCATCCCACGATGTCTTCCCCAATTGGCCTACGAACAGAAACCACATCCAAAGGTATAGGAGGAGGATCAAAGTTGCTACGAGGTACGCTGACTTTGCTTGGAAGTCTCTTTTTGCCTCCTGCCGTTGCCACTGCTTGACCCTCTCTTTCATTTCCTCTTTGAGCCTAGCACCCTCCTGTTCAGCTTTTATGATGTCCCTAGTCTCGAATGTTCGGCTGTAAAGAGCGCCCATCTCTTTGGGTGCGCCGTACACCATCGCCTCTCTTATCTCTACTTCCAAAGCCGCCATCTGATCTTGCGCCATGATCCGCTTCAAAGCGGACTCCATCAAGTTGGCATTAGGGTCATAGACGTTTTTTGACTTCTCTTCTTCTTCCCTTATGTGTGCTGCTAACTGCTCTTGCAAACGAAAGAAAGTGGTCAATTGCTCCACGATCCCCGACATCACTTGAGTCTCATCGACAGCTACATAAGCACTCTTTTTTTGCGTCTGCTGGACAGCTTGCTTGGCTTTTGGCTTTGATCCGAATAGCTTTGACCAGAATGATCTGACCTCGTTGACAGCACCAGCAGCTTCGTCAATAGTGGACTTGACCTCCATGAAAGACTCTTTGCATTGTTTATACAAAGCAGTACCTTGTTGGATTGCACTAACGCAGGCTTTGGCTGCCAGCAGGATGGATATGGGGTCCACATCGTTACAGTCCCAACAGTTTCTTTACAAGGTCGGCGGCAACGCCAGGCCCGAACAAAATGGCGGCAATGACGATGTAGAGCTGAATCTCAATTTTCTGCATCCTGCCCTTGCCACTCTCCAGCTTTTCTTCAATCGACTTGTACCGCTGATCGCAAATCGCTTGGTGGACGGCGAATTCCTTTTCCATGGAATCAGACACTTTCAACTTCCTCAATCTTTGGCTGTTCCTTGGCTTCCTTTTGGATAGCCTCTACCAGTTGGAATACGTCAGCGTATGGACGACTTCCAAGGTATTGCAGGATGGCATTTACCAAGTTGGTTGAGAGTTTGATTTCGCTCATGATGTCTCCAGTGCTGTGATTCGTGCTGTCAAGGCTGTGATGAGGGTTTGTTGTTCTTGAATTGCCTTGATGAGCATAGGCACAAACACGCTGTACTTTACCGCTTTGGTTGTTGTTCCAAGGTCGTTGCCTTCTTCGTCACGATCAGGCGTGTTTTCCACCATCGCTGGAAATACTTTCTCAAGCTCTTGGGCAATGATACCAATCTGCTTTTGTTCACTGCCAATAAAGTTAAAATTAACAATTCGAACTTTCTTTAAATTTTCTAGCTTGGGCGTTGCGTCAATAATGTTTTCTTTCAGTTTGGCATCTGAAAGTCCACCATAGGAATTGTTTGTATTTAGAATGCTCCCGTTGTTGTCGATACGAAGCTTTTCTGCGCCATCGGTATAGCCCTGCATCATATAAACGCCGTCAGTAGAACTTTTGCGAATCACAAATTTTCCTGTGGCGCTCGTAGTCCCCACCAGCAAGTTACCATCGGAGTCAATACGCATACGTTCTGCGTTGTTTGTGGCAAAAACCGTATTTGACGCTTCGTAGTTATATAAAAAAACATCACCACTACTACCAATACCAACAAATCCACCATCTGAAGCACCCGAACCTGTTGCGGCATTTTGAAACTTGTAAAAAGAATTACCTGAAGAGGCATAAATGTGGCATTTTTCTAATGGTGTAGTACCAATCCCCAAATTTCCCGAACTATCAATCCGCATAGACTCCACACCACCTTCAGAAAAAGCAATAGTGTCAGCGGCAGGGAAGAAAATGCCTGTGTTGGTGTCGCCTGATGTGGTGATGGCTGGCAATGAAACTGTTCCAGCTTGAACAGTTGTTACACCTGTAGCAGACAGGGTGGTGAATGCGCCAGTAGAAGCCGTAGTAGCGCCAACAGACATATTGTTAATTGTTCCCACACCAGTTGAGGTGAGCGCAAGTGTGGGCGTAGTGCTTGCAGTCAACGTAATCAAGTTTGTGTACGCCGCGCCGTCTGTATCGTAAGCAGCAAGTGCAAGTGTGTTGGTGGCTGTCTGAGCAGATCGAAGGACTGTGCCGGTAACAAACTGTCCGTTTACAGTAATAGTGTCTGCTACAGCATCGCCAATAGTTGTATTGCCTGTGCTACTGAGGGTAGTAAATGTTCCTGCGGCTGCTGTATTAGCCCCAATAATTCCATCAAAGTTGGCTGCGTTGATTCTTCCGCTTACACCTAAACCGCCTGTGATTACAAGTGTTCCTGTTCCAGTAGTGGTTGAAGCAGTACCGGCGGTGAAAGTTGTTGCTCCATTGCTTGTTAAGGTGGTGAATGCACCAGTTGAAGCTGTCGTTGCACCAACAGACATATTGTTAATAGTGCCGACACCTGTTGAAGTTAAAGCAAGCGTGGGTGTGTTACTGGCTGTCAGAGTTACCAAGTTTGTGTATGCAGTGCCGTCTACATCATATGCAGCAAGTGCAAGTGTGTTGGTGGCCGCCTTTGCTGACCTTAAAACTGTACCTGTAACATAAGAGGCCGCTTGAGTGATGGTGTCTGTGTCAGCATCTCCAAGGGTTATGTTGCCTGTAGCAGATAAAGTAGTGAACGAACCAGCCGCTGGTGCTGTACCGCCAATGGCTGGAGGACTTGCTAAATAAGTGCTAAATCCTGTGCCGCTAACAGTAGATGATGCAGATAGAGTGGTAAACGCACCAGTCGATGCTGTTGTTGCTCCAACAGACATATTGTTAATAGTGCCAACGCCTGTTGAGGTAAGAGCCAGCGTTGGGGTATTGCTTGCAGTGAGAGTAATTAGATTGGTATAGGCTGTCCCATCCACATCATATGCAGCAAGGTTTAAAGTATTGGTGGCTGCCTTTGCTGACTTGAGCTGAGTGCCAGTAACATAAGAAGCTGCTTGTGTGATGGTGTCAGTGTCGGCATCGCCAAGGGTTACGTTTCCTGTAGCAGACAACGTGGTGAATGCCCCAGTGTCTGCTGTTGTTGCACCAATCGATGTTGCATTGATCGTGCTTGATGCACCAGTAACTGTCAGCGTACCAGCAACAGTCAATGTCTTACCAGCGCCGACATTAAGACCGACTGATGTACCTGTACCAGCAGCCGCAAAGACAGCGTCAACGCTATCTAAGTCGGTGTTAATCTTTGTTCCCCAAGTGTCAGTTGACGCGCCGACCTCGGGCTTTGTCAGTAATAGGTTGGTGGTGGTGGTATCTGCCATGCTGAAAACTCCTATGCGGCCTCTTGCCAAGTGATTGAATTGTCTGCTAAATCAGACCAACTTTCTGATGAGTCTGAAACTGGAGTCCAGCTCTCGGATGAGTCTGCAACTGGTGTCCAGCTCTCTGATGTATCTGACTCAGGCGTCCAACTCTCAGATGTATCTGGAATTGCACCCCAACCAAATCCAATCATTGTGCCAACAGCGCAAATTGACTCAACGCCAATTATCCCTATGGATATGACATTTGATGCAGTGCCAACAGCGCCAGTCCCCTCAACACCAGTAATGTCTTGGAACGATATGACCTCTGCGCCCATAGTGCCAACAGCACCAGTGGCAGCATTACCTGTAATGGCCTTGGTGCTGGTGACGCCAACAGTGCCAACTGCACCAGTCGCAGAATTGCCATCTTCTGCAACTGCCCTGATCGCCGTGACGCTGCCAACTGCCAAGGTTGACGCATTACCATTTTCTTGAATTGATCTTGATGTTGAAACGCTTCCAACGGCGGTAGTAGACGAATTGCCACTGATGGCAACAGTTCTGGTAACACCTACAGTGCCGACATTGCCGGTGGCAATATTGCCATTCTCTTGGATAGAGATGGTTTCTAATAAATTGCCAACAGCACCAGTCGCCTGATTGCCGCTGATAACGACATTGCCTATGCCATAGACGCCAAGGCCGTAATAGCCAGAACCATAAGCAGCCATGCCGCTGCCCCTTAATTAAGCCAGCCTGATCAGGCCAGTGCTTGCATCGTTTGTCGGCATGGTCAGCGTAAATGTTCCAGCAGTCACTGTCTGACTGCCAAAGGTATGGACGCTGACGGCCTTGTTTGACTGAGTCGAGTTATAGATCAGGACCGCATCAAAGGCTGTAGACAAGGTCACTGAGCTGTAGATGATGCTGGCGCTCGGTGTCACAAACGCTGTAGTGCCGCTGGTGCTAGGCGCAGTGCCAAATGTCACTGTCACACCGCCTGCGGTGTAGCCTGTGCCTGTAACCTCATTTGTGGAGCTGTAGGCTGTGGTGGACGCATTGACTGTGGCAGAGGCCAAGTACAGAGCAGCCTTGAAAGTGTCTGCTGTAGTGGCAGCGCGGATGACGCCAGTGCCAAAGTTATGGTGGCCGACAAGCAGCTCACCCTTGAAACTGGTACACATTGCTTGCGTGTTTGCCATGGTTTTATCCCTTAAATTTGTTGACTGATGCCGTCAGCAAAGACACTGCGCTTGAGCGCCATATGAACAGATCGATGCACCATCTCACCATCAAGCCAATACTCAACCCAACTGGTTGTCTCTGTATCGTTGTCCAATGAACCCTCACGCTTCTCAAGCAATGAGTCATCCATCTCGCCTTTGGTGGTGTTAACTATCATCCAAATGTCCTTGCTCTTGCCAAAATCGCACCGCCCGATGTAGAACCACGATCATCTGCAATCTGCAACTGATCCAGTCCTGCTTGGTATAGCGATGACCATACAGTGATTCTCGCATCGTCTTGCAAGTATGGCGCAGCCTGTAAAAGTGAACCATACAAATACACATCAGGCGCTTGAGTCAGCAGCCAGTTGGTGGTATTGCTGTCTGATAACTTAGTCAACTTGGCGTAATAGACCAGCTCTGCGGTGTACTCACCATCAGGGATTGGCAACAGTCTGAATTGGTTTCCCACCACGCTGAAATACAAAGGCTTGCCGCTGGACAAGTAAGTCGTATTGGACAACTGATCCATTGCGTCAATGGTCTGAAATGTCAGGTTGGTGATTGGATTGGTGTTGATCTTGATGGCTTTGACTTCCAAGAAGTCATCAGGCACAGTGCCGTACTCAGCAGCAGCCGCAAATGTTGCATTCGCACGCACAATCATTTGGCGTGTACGCAACTGGCGCTCAATTTGAGCCTCTGCCAAGCTGACAAAGTCTGAAATGGCAGTTGCCAAGTCAGTGCGGTTGAGCCAGTCGCCAACCGAGGTTTTCAGCTCCGCATAAGTCGTGAGTGCCATTAGGTAACCTTTTCCTGTTCCTGAACTTCACGCATCACCCAAGTATGGTCATGCTTAAATTCAAACATTCCAATGTGGCCGATCTCCTTGCTCACATCGTGATCAATCCATATCTTAAAGCCTGCCTCTCTTGCTTTCCTGCAAAAGAAAACATCTTCCCCAATGTATCCACGTTTGTCATGCCGCCAAGGTGTTTCGAACCAAGGTTCGGACAACGCCGCAAAGACATTGGCCTTGATCAGCATCACGCCCATGCCAACGGACCCAACCTCTTGCAGTCCAGTTGATTCGGGCATCGTATATACCAACTCGCGCTCGCCATTCTCTTTGTAAATCTGTGCGGTTGGTCCTGTGGGCATACGGCGTCTGGCGCAGTTGGTAGCCACAATATCCAAGTCATGTTGCAGCAAACGCTCAATCATGTCCTGCGGAAACCGCATATCTGAATCAATAAAAAGCACATGAGTGCATTTTTCGCGCATCGCATCCAAGCACAACTCAGCTCGCTGATTGGCAATCAAAGTGCCTTGAGAGATTTTTAAGCTGACGGCGTCATTGGTGTTTAGCGTGTGGTACGCCACCATATTGACTAGGTCATAGGTAAACATGGTGTGAACCATGTCGCGTGCTGGTGTTGCTACTGCGATGTATTTCATACTTGTCCTGGCCGTACTCGGAAAAATTTATTCTCAGGATCGTTGAGCCAACGCTTCATGTACTCCTGATCATCCAGCTTTCCCTCTGCTTTGAGCTGTGAATAGATAGACATGGGAATGCTTGCAACGCGGTGAAATTCACCTTTCCAGCCAGCACGCTCATCAACCATGTTGAATTCTTGCTTGTTCTCTTCAATGATAGCCGTTACATCCTGTTGCGTCTGAATTGTTGCCTCATCAGTCTCAGGGTTGTAGTGCCAGTAGCGTGTAATGCCCTGATCTTTGTCTTCGCTGAATATTCTTTTTTCCATGTAAAAAAGGGGGGATTTCTCCCCCCTCTCCCTTTGCTTCGTTTAAGAAGTTACCAAGTCTGCTGCCAGACCATGTGCGTTTTCTGCCAATACTTTGTGGCCGAATTCAACCAAAAGCATACGCTTCTCAGCGTCACCAGTCTTTGCCAACTCAACTTGTTGGTAAGGACGCAGGACAACCATTTTTGCGTACTCAGGATCAAGCACCCAAGCGTCACGTTCACGTTGGAACCTGTTGGGTACGACCTGAACCTGACCGAAATCTGACACGTAAATATCTGCCGCGCCGATGATGGTTGCAGGACGATCACCGCCATTGATGTTGTAGCGAGCAGATGCGATGCCAGAGAAACCGGACACGCGCTGCTTGTTCACTGGACCAACCATCAAAATCTTAGGCATACCGCCTTGTGTCCATACCTTTTGAATCACACTCTTGAGAATGGTTTCAGTGAAAGTGCGGACTGTGCCGTCAGTGCGAGCTGAGTTAGGCAAGGTGGTGTAGCTAGGATTTACGCCGTTGGTGGTGTCATAGTCCACGTTGGTCTTGATGAAAGCACCCAAAGAGGCAGTCACGCGAGCTGTGGTGGTATTACCGGCAACAGCAACAGCGTTATTCAAGAATGAGAATTCTTGGTCACGCTTCAATTCAGAGCCGCGCTTGGCGATCTGATAAGCCAACTCAGAACGGCGGCCTGCTTTGTTGACAACTTCTTCAGTGTTCGACAAGACGATAGTCTTGCGTGCAATCTGAGCGTAGTTGGTCAAGCGAACAGTCGCTGTCACTGAGTTAAAGGTAACGTCATCGCCCTCAAGCTGTGCGTTAGCAGCAGCAGAATCAAGTGCGTCTGTTTGCCATTCAAACAAAGTGTTGGTGACATTCTCACGTCCAATGTTGGACATATAGGGCGTTTCTTCCGGGGAGATGTTTGTGATCACATTTGAAAGGTCTTCCCGGATACCCTTTGCAGAGTAGGTCGTGAATGTGTTCGTTACGATAGCCATGATTTATTCCTTATTTCAAAAGTTGGAAGATTGCATTGGCCGCATCATCGACACGGCCAGTTTTCGCGACGCGCTGTTGTGCGCGAACTGCTTCAGTCGTATTTGAGACTCGTCCTGCTGCGCCAGGCTTGGCAGGCCGAGGTCCGTTGTTGGTCACTGGCTTAATGTTGCCCCGCTTGGACATCATTTGATCGTAGAGTGCCGCTTTACGCAGCATCAGGACCGCCCTGTGATCCACCACATTCTTCAACTCGTCTGGTGTGAATCCGATCTTTTGACCGAACTCCACAAGCAAAGCCTTTTCAGCTTGAGCCTTTTTAGCGTCTTTCCAATCAGGGATGGCCGCCAATAAAGCCTCTTGCTCATGCTGCAATTTCTGCTGCATAAACTGTGCTTGCTCCTGCTGTGATAACTGAGACAGGCGCTGCTGTTCACTTTGAATAGCCGCTGCTTTCTCTTGGTTGTCACGCATCACCTCGCGCTGCCGTACCCATTCGATGGGGTCTTCCTGATAAAGACGATCCCAATCAATGTTTGGCTGTGCTACTTGCTGAACCTGTGATTCCAACGCACTCAACAACTGAGCGTACTGTTCACGCTCGGCACGCACTGCCTGCAACTCAACTTCGGTTTGCTTTCGCACCTCGGCGATTTGCTGCGTTTTGCGTGTGTAATCCTGAGTCCTTGAATATCCCTTTTGAAGTTCGTCCAGCGTCACTTCGACTTCTTTGCCGTCAACTTTGACGGAGAAGACTTGTGGCTGTTCTTGCTCCTCGGTGTCTTCATCTAACTCGGATTGTTCGGCATCGGTTTCATTATCAGCCGCGTCTGCATCTGCTGATAACTCTTCCTCAACCGCCGCGCCCTCTTCGGGCAACTGCGCCTCGCTGTCTTCCTGTTGTCCCTCATCGGGCAGTAATCCTGCAAGTGCATTGGCTGCTTCAGCCACATTCATTGGACCCTGTGCTGCACTGCCTGCTGGCGTTGGTGCTACTGTTTGCATGGTCATTTTCCTAATTAAACGATATTTTTGGTTGCGCGTTCAATGGCACGTTGTGCCACCTTGCCGTTGTCCACCATCTTGGTGACCTCAATGCGGAAGTTTTCAATAGCCTTAAGCATTGACCAAGCAATCTCGCGCTTTGCGCTTTCCTCGGGTTTACTCGACTCAAAAACCCAATATTGATCGTGTCGCATCTTTTCCAAAATTGCCGAAAAGACCTCGTCTTGCATCAACTGGTCAGCTTTTCGGCCCTTGCGTACTGCGTCATCACTCATTGAACCATTCCATTAAGGTTGATGGGTGGCAATTGCTCAACTGGCGGTGCTTGTACTTGGTTAGCGGCTTGCACCGCACTTTGCACAAGAGCCGTCTGCTGTTGCATTGCCTCTCTGTCCATAGCCTGCCGAGCTTCAATTTCGGCAGTGCTGATTTGTGTGCCGTACTTTAACTCAAGTTCATACTTCTTGAGCAGTAAGTCCTGCGCCAGTTGATCTCTTCGGTAATCATCATCACGAATCATCTGCTCGCGCTTCAATTCCAGCTCGGCGGCTTTCTTCTGAATGTCAGCCTGTATGGACTGCGCCTGCACTTGAGCCAGCACCTCTTCGGGTGTGGGCTTTGGCTGCTCTTGCGGCATCTGAAAGTCAGCAGGCAGCGTATTGAAGTAGCTGGACGCGTCCTTGTAGCCCGACAACTCAATGGCTTTTTGCAGTGTGCGTATATACATAGGCAGTGACGCGATCTGATTCATTGGCCCAAACTGCGCCATGATCTGCTCTTGCTTTTGCATGATGATGTTGAGCGCGGCCAGCTTTTCGTTGGTGTCGCCATTACCGAGGCCAATATTGACATTGACATCCATGCCAGCGTCCCAAACGCGAGGATCGATCTGAACCCACTCATTACGCAAACGCACCATGCGAGGCTTGTCTTGGTGGGTGGTCATCAGGTACAGAATGCCCTTGAAGAGTTTCTTCATGCCCTCTGCCAAGATGCGAGCTTGCAGCTCAAGTCGCGACTGGCTGGCGCTGACAGTGGCAGACACTGCCGCCTTGGTGGTGGACTGCAAAGCGTCAGGGTCTAAACCCATCGCTGCCTTGCTCATGCCAGTGCGGTCTTCGCGCATCTGGTCCATGTAGTCCATCATGGCAAAGGCAGGCTGACCAACGAATGGTGAGCTGAATGGGGTCACCATGCCTGGCGCTCTCATGCGGATAATGGCGCCAGTCTCGTTGTTCAGCACATCGTCAATGTTGACCTGACCCTCTACCACCGCAGTGCGCGGGTGGATGGATTGAGCCAAAGAATCCAGCGTATTACGCATGATCTCGGACTTGATCTCCTGAATGTCATGCGTGATGTCAAAGATCGACATCGCTTCCAATGGCGATGTGTGGGGTTCGGGGTCGCAGGGGAAGTCCACAAATGGGATGTAGCTTGCGGGTAAGTTCCGAACCATGGTGTAGCCCGAACCCATACAGCAAATCTTGCGTAACTCAGCCACGCCATCGCCATCAAAGTCAACGCGCATATACGCTTCAATGTACAAAACCCTGCGCTGCATGGGGTTCAGACTGTCGCCTGCGCCCATGGTGGTACTCAGTGGCTGACGCGCCAAATACTCGTCATTGCTGTCCAAGTCGGTGCTGGAGATGTTCTCTTCGATCTCTTCTTGGTCATAGCCCATCGCGATCAAGTCAGAGACAGTCGCCATCTGTCGGTGGGCAATGATGCCAGCATCATCAAACGATCTTGCCCTGCGGTCTAGGATCAGCTCTTCGGGAGGTACGGCCATGATGCGGATACGGCCATCTTTGGTGTTGCGCTTGATCTGTACGTCATGCAACATGGGTTGCTGCATCTGCATGGGCAGGCCAGTCATTGGGTCTGGCTGTGGTGGCTGCATCGGCATCGATGGATCAGGATAGCTGACCACAATCTTGACCTCGGCATCCTCTTGCATCAGTATTTGCACAGTCTGGTCATCCAAGCCCGAATACTCTTCGATCTTGACCTCTTCGTTGTCTTCCCAGTAATACTTGGCGATACCGCACTTACGCACCAAGGAATCCTTGAACAACGCATAGGTGGTCATGAAACCATTGTTGTCGGCGCTGAATA